CTGTTTGAACAGCAAAAGGATAATCGCTGGAGCGGCGCCAAGCAGTTTCCACAGGGCCCTCTTGTCCAACTTTGTAATTGTTACCGCCGGCAGTTAAATTATATTGTTTGATCAGATTGATATCTGTAGGCGGCAACAAATTACCGGCACTGTCTACTGGAATAAAGTCAGTCAAACCGGGTCTGGCAAATTTTTCATCAGTGTAAGAGTCACCATTGTTCCATACATAACCGGTTTCTAGGTCTTCCCACAGGGTAAAGTTACCACGTGTGTAAGGGGCAGGACCATATCGAGTTTCCCACCAGGTAGGTTTAAAACCAAATCCCAACATTTGCCATGGTGCCAAGTTGGGCTGGTCGGTGTCGTACCAATAGTTGTAAATTGCTCTCCATGACCCTTGCAAGGGTTTATCATCCACAACGTCTGTGAATTTTTCATAATTCCAGGTCCAAGGATTGTTGGCGTCATACCAACTGTTGGTGGTATAATCTACATTATTGGTTCCTGACCACTGTAAAAAGTTTCTACTGAGAATTTGTACGAATTCATCTCTCGTGTACTCTGTGGTTCTAAAACGTCCAGGAATAATATCGTATAGGTTGATAATATTTTTGGTGTAGTCTGCCTTGATGTTGTTGTAGATACGTTTTTCAAGTTCTAAAATAAAATCGTCGCGGAAATCGCCAAAGGCTGGCATCAGACTACCATCATGACCTCTGATTACATCAGTTGGCGTTTGATAAGTGGTATCTTCAAATATCAGTGGTTCGCTTTTGGGATATAAACCCAACTTGGTTGGGGTTTCCGGAATAAAATTTCCATCGGTATCAAAATAATCTCTAATTAATATGGTGTCGCCAACTAGCAAATCAATTGAAAAGATCACCGCCGGTATGGTGTCGCTGAACACATAATCTCGACCTAGCACCAATTGTGTACCGTTGTGCCAGATCAGTACCGCACGATTACTCAATTGTGTGATGTCAAAAATGTTGTCAATTTCGTAGTTGGTTTGTCTGGCGTTGAGCACTGTGTAGGTGATAGTGGTATAATTACCACCCTGTGGCACCATGTCCGAATAGTACCAAGGAAAACTGCTGTTCTTTACGCTGTTGATATTTTGTAAAATTGCATCTACACCAGCAATAGGATCATTATAATTCAGACCAGACAAGTTTGAACACAGGCTAATAAATTTATTTTTAAATCTGGTGTATTCTTTTTTGGCCAGATCGATACCGTTGACAAAATTGACCATGGGATCATTTAAGAATGTCATAGCATAAATCAGCGAGGCGCTGTGTTGATTCAAGGTACCATTTTGTTGTTTTAAATAAGTGTCCTGTGTTGGACGACCACTGGTTGCTGTGTTTTCTAACAGTTTATTGTAGTGTGTTCTAATCTGTCCCAGGGCAATGGTTGAAAAACTTTCGTTGAGTGGATTTTGACTGAGATTTTTTGGAATTTCGTAGTAGGCTACTTTGCTGACATCACTGCTGTATATGGCCACATCCAATTTGTCGCCGACAGCAGGATCTGTCAGGAAAATCACAATGTCATACTCGCCATATGTGGTCAGTTCATAGTCGGTGTTTTCGGTCAATAAAATATTATTTTTATAAACTTTGAGATGAGGAATTGAATCGGTGGCGGCTGGCAACACGTCGATCTGCACAAAAGCACGATTGGTTCCATTGATATCGATCACTCGACCGTCAAAAAATTTGGTAAAAATTTGATATTGACTGCTGTCTTCGGCTCCCACTACCCAGGAATTTAATTTGGCTTTTGTGGTCAGACTTAAATTTTTAGTCAGATAACCAGTTTTGCAATCAATCGATCCGGTTGTACCTGTGGCCGTATTTGTTTCGTAAGTAAATGTTTCTGTGTCGTAATAATTCCTGAACACAATGTCGCCAATGTTGTTGAAATTTTGATAACGTAACGGAAACCCCAGTACTGGATCATTGTTTGCTCCTGTGCCTGGATCGTATCCAAAGATTTTGTTTCCGACAAAGGTCGATTCAGGATATACTGTGGCGTCATTGAAACTGTAGCCGTCAGCATCTACTAGGTCAAACAGCGGTGCTTGATTTAGTCCTGTTTTGGCCTGTGCTTCGAACCAATCACTGCCATCAAAATAGTAGGTTTTGCCCGCATTAGCACCTTCTGTGACCAAGACATTTTCGCCAGGCAACACAGGGTTGTCGTCGGTGGCAACTAGATTGATGTAATTTTGTCCGGCCAGGCCTTCAATGACTGTGATTTCCCAAATTTTGTTTTTGACATTGATGTCATAGTCATTGGCAAATACGACTCTGTGTCCGGGAGCCAGGGTGACACCGCTTACTATGGCTGTGACTTGTCCTTCAACTCGGGTAGCCGGTATGGTTATACCAAATGCATCTGTTTCTTCAAACGATACCAGGTCCACGCTGTTTTTTGCTTGACGTCCGAAATCAAGCAGCTGCAGGTCTGGTTCAAACTCAATAATGGGTCTGCGACCTGGCAAGTTGGGACCGTAGTTGGCTGGCTCGTTGTTGTAGGTGGCCGTGACTGTGATTACATCTTTATGAAACCAGCGATTGCTACGTGCCCAGGGATTGCGGTCACGACTGCCACGATTGATTGTGATATAATCTGCTGTGGTGTCCAACAAGTATCCATAACTTTCAGGCACTGTGGTTTGACCCACTGGAACCAGATTGATTGCTGTGCCCACACCTTCCACATACCACTCTCTGATTCTGTAGCCTGTGGTGCCATTCCACTCGCCAACCAGTTTCTCGTTTTTGTAAGCAACCGCTGTACCGCTGGTGCCTGTCACTGTGGCCTCCATGGCTGCCATGGCTGTCAACCAGGTATTGTAGTTTACATATTCAAATTTGTGATAGCTGATTGGGGAAACCAGGCTATCAAATTGAATCTTTAATCCGTTGGTAAACACCACACCATTGGGACTGGCATAACCAACTTGACCAATGATTTGTTCATCAATCAGGATTGGATCTGACGTATTGTTGATTATTCTGATTTCACCAACGAATCCTGGATTGGCGCTGTCTTGATAATACAAGATATTTTTGTTTGCCGTGATAGCAGGCACCGAGTTGTAACGTAGATTATCATTCAACCAAAATTGATTGGATGCGTAGGTTTTTCCTGAGCTGATGAAAACTTTTTGTCTCGGAGATACGGGTGTTTCTGCAGAAAGTTGTATGATGTAGTCTGTACCGGCGCTGTCGATGGCCACCAAGTTAATTTTCCAAGCAGAGACACGAGTGGCATCAGCAATCACATCTCCGGGGCGGATGCTGGACACATCTAGACTGGTGTATGCTGGATCTACACTAGGAGTAGTCCAATGCACATCATCCTCATCGTTGCCAATGAATATTAAAGTTTTATTTTGTAGCTGATTATTAATGCCATCTATGCCGTCGTTGTATGCGTTTAAAAAATCACTGAGCAAACGGTTTTGTATGTCGGTATATTTAAATGTGACTGCCGCATCCACGCTGGCAACAATGGGCATTAAAATATAAAAATCTTGAGCATTGTACAAAGGAACACGGAAAGTAACTGTGCCTGTGGCGGCACCGTTATCGGTGACCCCAAACACATCTCTGGTACTCAGCGTGGGTACGTTGGGATTAACACCGGTCACACCTGGCGCACTTTGGATCCAAAAATTACTACCGGGTTGATCTACTGTAAATGTGTAGGTTCCACCACGCACCAAGGTCAATTGTGTGTTGGGCTGATAACCAGCACCGGTAAATGTGTATCCGCCCACGGCCGAGTTTCTGACCACTGTGTAGTCTGCATTGTACGGTGCTTGATTTCCGTATATGGATATGGTGTCTGGCCCATCTGGCAACCAATAGTAGTTGAAATAGTTTACAAACTTGTCATAATCAAAATGTCCATCCCAGTTGTACATTTCACTGCCAAACAGGCGTTGCTGATTTTCTATTAAACCGCCATAGTTTTGTATGTTTTTTAATAGGTCAATGTAACCGGTGTTGAATTCTATGTCGCCAGCTTGATTGGTCACTACTACACTGGGCTCCAATTGATAATTTTTTCTTAACTCATCTGACTCGGGCACGTAATTGTCACCAATCTTATAAGTAGGTGCAAAGGTGCGTCCTATATAACCGTTGACCGGTGTATTGATAGCGTCTGACACCAATTGGTCCATGGTGGCACCAAGGAAGCGGCGATTGGTTGGTGTACGAAATACTCTAGGTAAAAAATTGAGTGTATTGACTATGGCCATTAATACGTTCCAATTAGTGTATTGCCCAGATTTAACTGAGCAGCTGTGATAGATGAAATTATTTCAACATCGTTTACTGTGGCAGCACTGGTAATTATTTCCCAGGGTTCACAGTTGATTTGGAAATAATTACCAAACACCAAATTGTTGCTGGCTGGTACGATCACCACGCTGGAAATATTTGGTGCCAGAGTTGAGTGCAAGTAAGCAGCCAGTTCACTGAAATAAAATGTTTCACCAAAGTCCCAGTTAGTCACATCAAAATATCGATTCACAGCACTGATGACTTGACTCTTGATTTCGTTGTCTGTGACATTGACCGCAGGATTTTTTACTACCTGGAATCTGGCTCTGAGATTCACATCGGCTTTGGTTCCAAACAAGGGTTTGAATTTGGCAGGATTGTAAACTAGAGTATCACTGACTGTTTTGTAGTTGTCTAGATCATTGTAGGCTGTTTCCAAGCTGGTACTGGTTGGTAAGTCTGGTTCCAGCACCGTTCCTGTGAGATCTCTGAGATAATTTGTGTAATCTGTAGCATAGGTTGAGGTCAGCACATAGATATCAATAATGTTGACTGGTGTGGGATTGATTCTACTACGACCAGGAACATTGTGTTTGTATTGAAAATACAAATCTGCTCGTGTGGCATTATTGCCGGCTGTTTGCTTGTACAAATCTGGATTGTCTGGTATCATTTCTGCTTGTGTAGTAGGCACACGCACCAATACCTTGGTTTTGTCCACATAGCCATCGGTAGCTGTGATTGTGTTGTAAATTTGCCATAACAGTTCATTATCCAAGGCTTGTGCAGAATCAGGCTTGTTGTTGATTTTTAAAATTTTAACAGTGTCATTGACGTTGATGCCGGTGGATGAATTGTACACACGTACCGTAGAATCAAAGTAAAACTTGGTGTTGCCGGCACTGGCAAACGTGTACTCTATGGTCTTATAGTTAATTACATACAGCCCTTGATTGTATGTGAATTTTAACACCCAATCAGCACTGGATCCAATGTCGGCTGGTCCGATGTTTTGCCATACTCCGTACGGACCGTAGGATCCGTCTTCATATTGTATTCTGACCGCGGTATTGTATTTTAATCCAAAATTCAACAAGGCCTTGATCTGCGTGATCATGGTTGTGATCAAACTGGTACTGAAATCATTCTTGTAGGCCGGCACTATGGCTTCTGCTCCGGCCAGGCTCACGTTACTCAAAATTGCTCCAGTGGGAACTACTGTGCCCAGAGAGATTCTGTTAGGCACAGTTGGATCCGAATCGGGTGCAACATCAGTGACCACTGCATAAAAATTTAAAGTATCGCCGGGATTAGTCAGTGTGTTTCCAGACTGTAACTGGTGCTCGCTGTTAAATCTAAATCCCGCAGGTGCACTGAATTGTAACACAGCACCAGTGTCTACATAACGCAGGTAGTGGCTGACATTGGATCCCACCTGTAGTGTGACATTACTGACGGTGTTGGCCAAGAAGCCAGTGCTGATGCTGGTGCTGACTGTGTTTTGATTGAATTTTATGTTGCCACCGGCCACGGTGTTGGTGTTACCACTGAGTCTTGGATACACTGATACATTGCCGTAGTAATAATTTCTTACTTCAGTGCTGTTGACCAATGGAATAATTTGATCAAAAACTGCTGAATAGATGTCGTTGTCGGTCAAAAAGTCAAACTGTGCTGATCCAATTTTGTTGTTGGCAGAAATGGTACCATCGTCGCCAAATATGTTGGTGCTGGAGAAACTGCCAGTGGGATCCAGGGCATCTAAATATAAACTCACACCAGAGCTGGTACGGTTGACTGCTTTGATCTTTTGAATACTACCGTAGTTGGTCTGTGGGAAGATGTTGTAGTCTTCGGCTGTGATCATTCTATTTTGTGTGTAGTATTGCTGTGGGGCCGATGCCTTAATACTGTTCAGACTGGGTGCTGCATTGGCATTGGTCACTGTGTAATTTAAACTGGCTGTGATGGTCAGTGTTTCTACACGATTGTTTTTGCTAACATAACTAAATGCCACGCTGACCGATGCCATGTCATCGGGGGTAATGCTATAGGTGGTGCCGTTGCTGGTGCGATAATAAAAACGGAAACTACCCTGGGGAACATTAGAAAATGCCCCATCACCAAATACCAGATCAACTTGATCATTGGTACGGGTGTTGATCTGATACAGATTTTTCTGTGACAATTGATTGTAAATCACGTTGATACCACTAAGAGCCGGAACCTTGGTCCATTGCTGGTTGATGTTTCTGTTGACATCCAGGCTGTATAACCAACAGTCTGTGTTGTTGATGTTATTAGAAGCCACTGTCACGTAATTGTTGGGGATAGCATTGGTAATATTAAATTCTGTAGAATTTAATTTGCCTTGTTTGAAATACAAGAAAAATCCTGTGTTGTTAGATCCGTTGCCGTTGTTGTCGTTGCGATACAGAATATTAAATCCGCCAATGGCAGTTGGCGGAGCTTCGTAGATATAACTTTCTCCCACGCTGGTGGCGCTTACTGCTTCAAATGCCACTGTGCTACCTTGTATGGTTGTACTAAACGGCGCTATTGGCAAAGTGTTTGTGTTCAAATTGATTGTGTATTCATCAGTTTTGATATTGTTGATGTATTGACTGTTGGCTGGTTTGCCTACCGCCTGACTGCTGACCAGGGCAGCATTGATCACAGTGGTAAATTGTTCTAAAAAGTTTTCGTTGGTTAGATCGTTCCAGTGTATGGTAGCATTGCTGAGATTGATACCTGAACTATCAGTCAATGATTCTGTGGTACGCACACTTTCTACCTTGAGTAGGCCGCTGGCTCCGGTATTTCGCTGTGGGTTGTAACTGAGCATTCTGGCCAGTTTTAAAATACTATCTCTGCGTTGTGCTGTGTCAATGAAGTTTTCACGAGCATTTAAATCTGCACGGAACGCTAGACTCTGGCCCAGGAACGCAATCATGTCAATCAGCGCCAGGTATTCTGAACTTTCCAAGAAATCATTGAATGTTTCGGGGTAGTAGGTTTTGAGATAGGTGATCATGCTGTTACGCAGTGTCTCAAAATCGTAACTGGTAAAATCAGCGTTGGTAAACGTTTGATAGATCTTGGTCCAGTCCTGCTGAACTAAGAGATTGGTTTGACGTGTGGTTTGTGCCATGTTATTTTATCCGTATCAAGTATTTATCGTACGGAATAATATGGTCTGTTAATTAGCAACTAATCTGTTGTTGGCACGATCAAAGTTCAATGCAATGGTTTCTGTTTGATCTGTGGGAATGTAAGAAACAATAATTTCTATGAGAAATCCGTTGTCCTGCTCGATCACTGCCACTTGTTGTACTGCAAGTCTGGGGTCGTAGCCCACAATACGAGTGATGTCATTGGTGATAATTTGCTTGGTATCCTCAGTCAAGGGTTCAAACAACATGTCCCAGATTATGCTGCCAAATGTAGGATTCATGAGTTTTTCACCCCGGCGTATTTCAAAGTGATTGATCATGTCTTGCTTGGCCAAAGCAAAGTCGGTCACGCTGTATTTTTTGGCATTGAGCCTGGTGCTGAATCCACGATATATTGTCATAATAGTATTTATTTGCTCAAGACCGTCACAGTATATCTGCCCGACGCATAGAGACTGGCACCTGCACCCACGCCAAAATAACGCCAGGCATAGGCTCCCGAGCCTGAAGAATTGTTTATGTTGGATGGTGTGCCAACTCCCAATTCCCAGGCCACGTACAACATGCCAGCCACCACGTCGGCTGTGTCGTTGGTTTTGATGGAGCCAATTTTGACACAGCCGTTGTATAGGTCTGTTAGCCGTTGATATGATAAAAATTCTTGTGCTGTGGCATTGTTTAAAAACTCTGTCAGGCTGCCTATTTCGATCAAGTAGTCTGCATAGTTGCTGAAAAATGCACGCCAAACATGCTGATAGTTTGCCGAATCTGTGCCGTAGCTGGCTGTGGAGCCAGCAGTGAGATATCCATAGGTTTCCAGCGTTAGGGGTGATACTTGATATCTGCCCAATTCGTTGTTGTTGCCAATTTTTTTATAATCCCAAGCACTGGCGGTGTAAGCAATTTGTGCCAGTAGATTTCTCAATTGTGTGGCCGACAACTGTGCTATCACTGCCCAGTCTGGACAAGACACCGGAGCATCAGCACGACCCAACCAGGCCACTGGCAGTGGGTCTCGAGGTGCTGTGCGAGCGGCTTGAGCTATTCCTGCATCCATTATTTTTTAGGTCTCTTTCCGCTGGCATCGGTCCAGGGCTCGTGGGCCGGAGCCACAGTACAGCCGGTCACAATAGTTCCGCCCGATTGCCATAGTCCGCCCGAGAGTTTGGTATCTGTTTTTGGCGTGGTTGTGGGTGGGGTCACTGGTGTTGGAATTCCGGGTTTGCCGGTGTTTAACAACAACATGCCGCCAAACACAGTGGTCTTGATCAAACTAGACACGTCGAGTAAACCGCCGGCTGTCAGACTGGCTTTGCCTAGAGCACTCAAGGTCAACATACCGTTGCATTTGAGGCTGGCAAGTCCCACTGCCGAAGCACTGAAGTTTCCTGATGTGGCCATGCTGATGGAGCCCAGGGGAGATTTATCATTGCCCACCGCGGTCATTTTGATATTTGGTGCACTAAGGTTCAACAACACATCACTGTGAAGATTTAGCACACCTTGTGTGCGTAGATTAAATCCAGCTCCAGCATACACATTGATCTGACCATTGTTGCTGAATTCCATCCATTGATTGCCTGATGCAGATGCAATATATAGTACCTGCTCGGAATCGTTCATGAGTATTTGATGCCCACCGGAGGTGCGTAGTCGCATGAGTTGGTCTTTGCCGTCAGCATCGCCGTCATCCATGACAAACTGATGTCCACCTGTTCTGGCAATTACAATCTGTGGAGCACCAGCAATTTGATCGCCTTTGGTTATTTTTCTACCGGGTGTGCTGATGCCGTACACGTTGCTGGGTGCTTCTCGAAGGCTGCTGCTGCTGATAGCACCACGTATGGGATCTCTGTCTAGCCCTTGTCTGACCAACAACTGGCTTTGGAACTCGTGTGGGTATCGAGGTGTGTTGGTGAGTCCGTCGGCATCAAAGGCCGTGGGTTCTTTGGTACTGTATTCTACCACCGGCAACACGCTGCTGCCAGTGGCCGTGATAGATGTGGGAGTTCTTGTGAAGTTCTTGCCGCCAATGGCTCGACCAAGGCCGGGAACCATGTGATGGCTGCTGGAGTCATAGATGCAACCAATCCAGTACCAGGCACCGCTGGGTGTGCAAATAACCAAGACCTTGTTGCCAATATCGGGCGGTACCATCCACATGCCATAACTTTGTCCCACTGTAAATGGTCCGTCAGGCAACTGTTGATTTTGTGCATCGGTGCCGTAGGTAGTACCATAAAATGGGCTGCAATAGCTGGCTACCACTGTGTCGTCGGCTGTAGCCGGCGTGACCCGACCAGTGTCTTCGGTGATCTTGACTCGCAGTTGTCCCATCCTGTTGCCTTCCACATGCGATACCACTATGGCTTCGAATGGGCCAGGCGAGTATGACGATGTCTTGCTGTCTAGGACCGAGGTTGGATCGGGTCCTGATTTTCTTATTTGATCTGTGGCCATGTTTTAATTGATTCCTCTATTGTCTTGAATCGCCATTGACTTGTATTGCCCAGGGCAACAAAGACTCCCTGTCTATTGGAATGTTTGTGTCAAGAATAGGAATAGGTTCGTTGCTGACATTGTCGGGGTCATAATTGTCCCCAAGTGGAAGATTTGGGTTGGTTGGCACCAGATCCTGATCGTTGTTATAGCCCACTTCAACTGGTCCATCTGTTCTGCGATTTCCGGTGTTGGTAGCCTGATTGTAGAAGTTAGGGGCTTCGTCATTCATGATTCTCACCAGACTCAACACCTGTTCAAATTTACCATTGGCAAATCGATTGTTCACAGTCAGTATCTTGTATTGTCCACTGAACAGGCTTGGGCTGTATTGTGGTTGTGGATATGCCAGTCCTTGATTTTCTAGGTCTATGTCCATGTCCACTGGAGAATTTATGTTGACTTTCACAATTACCTCACCGCGATCCATGGGATAATGTCCATTGCGCCGAGCATAAGCCGAAGCAGAAATGCTCCAGTTGTTGAAGTCTGATGCTGATTCAGGGTCAGGTATGTACAACCAATCGTCTTGTTTGATCAAGGTAGGGTCGCCCACTATGGTCAATTGCAAGGCCAGCATTTCTTGATTTTGTGCAGTATATATACTTTTTAACACATCAGCAGCCGACTGTGCAGCCGGTCTGTCAATCACGTTCATGCCCGAAGTGACAGATCTGTCGCCCACTATGAATCTGTATTTCACAGGAGTGATGGTGGGTATGCTGGCCAGTTGTGGATGTATCTTGGAAATAATTGCCGGATTCAGGCTCACAACATTTCGACCTGTAGTTTGTAGTTGCTCGTATTCTGTGTCCTCGGTGCTGTCTTCGGCGGCCTTGGCTGCTGTAAATGCCATGATTGCAGTATAGTAGGTGCTGTCAAAATTTATTTTGAGATCAATGATGTCGGTGTTCAACCCGGTGTACAGATAATTGTAATATTTTGATGTGTAAGGAATGGTATCGGTGTACAAGGTAGGCACCTCTGGGCGTCGTACCGACCACATGGCGTATTGTTGGATATTGTAAGTGACTAGTTTGGGATAGCGATTGGTCCGCACATCTATTTCTGGTCCTTGTCGGTTACCATCAATATCAATTCCACCGTATTCAATCTTGGTTGTGGTCTTGATGGCGTTAAAGATACCAGTTTGATCCACGCTGGCAGGATTTTCGTATGCATTGGCTTCTAGCCGCAACTGTTCTTTTATGAGAAAATCACTGTGTGCCATGACCTTGGTTATGATATCCAATATGGGCGTGCCACGAGGTATGGTAAAATTAGATTTGTCTAGTTGTATGTCTTTGACCTTGGGATTGGCCTTGGCCAAGGATACCTTGGTTTCGTTTACTATCTTGCTGTCACGAATTCCGGGATCTATCTTAAAAAAGAATCCGTCGCCATGAGTGGCCTTGTTTTTAGCTATCAACCCGACTTGAAAATTCAAAAACTTTTCTTCTAGCTCTTTGAAAAATTCTCCCACTGTACCAGCAGTGATGTTGAACAATTCGGGCGTGGTAGATAGCTCCGTGGACTGTAACACATGTCCTCCGGCAGGCACAAAATCTATCTTGTATTCGGTGCCTCTTGTGGTCACTTCCACTTTCATGGTCAGCAACCTGATGGGGAATCGCTTGGTGTACGTGGTCACGTCACTTTCGCCCTTGGGGATTTCTTCTCCGTTGTCGTCGTATCCTTTGAATTCCAACTGCAACATGTAGGGATTTTCACAGTAGTTTTGGTAGGTTTTGCCGTCCCAGGAGGCAGCAATCAGTGTGTCAATCAAGGTCACACCATAGGGTTCCAGTATGGTCATTGATCCTTTGATCATGTTGCTGCTTTTACTGGTTTTGTTGGGTGCTATCACTGAATCAAATTGCACAGTTTGTATGTGATAATTCAATCCCAGGGTACCCGGTTGCCTGCGTTCAGGATACACTCCACCGTCTTGGGCCACAACAAAACTGCGAGAATTGGTTGGCATCCATGTCATGGCGTCTGTGGCACTTTTGGAATCCATGAGCCTGTTGAAATCGGACACATTCAGCCACCACAGACTCCACGAGTAGGTGTATGACGCATACTGGTGGAGAGGATTTGGGTTTACCTCATTTGGTGCTGGATACTTGATGGTCATTGTCAAATGCCTAGTTGTTGTTGAACCACTGCCTTGGTAGGAACGTATATTATGGTGCCGGTGACGAAATTCAGCAAAGGATCTCGTAACACATCGGGATTACGCACAGCAAACACCCACCACAGACTGCTGTCCTGATACAGGTCGTTGGCCAGGAGGTCGGGACGGAATTGATAAATCTGATCAATTTGATATATGGCATCTGTTACATGGCCAGCGATGGTTTTTCCTGGCCATACGTCTAGAAACTTGCCCCAGGTCTGTGTGCCCGAATATGGACTGGTACGTGAATATGCGTATGCCATTATAGGAATCCACCGTTCTTGATGTTGTTGTTCACGTACTTGGTGGGTTGGGTGGCACCAAAGCCCGAAGCTTGACCTGCGGCACCCACACGATTGATTAGGCTACCACGAGCAAAATCTTCCAGGCTGAATCCTTGGCTTTGCGCCAGTCTGCTGTAGACCGGTTGCAGTGAAAGGCTCATCTGGCTGGTGGTTGGTAGTCTGGTGCTGTTGAGTCTGGGATTGAGTCCTTGGCTGCCTCTAGTGACACTGGGCTCAGGAATATCTACATAGTCTACATCTGCAGGCATGGTATGACTGAAACTGGTGACCACACAAGGCACATTGGGCAGATAGTATTGACCATAACCATTGAGGTACACAATGGGTGGAGGGTTACCAGCGGCTGGACCATAACCAAAAAACATCTTGGTACAACTGCGAAAGAAATATATTGCAGCCAACAGATACTGACCTTCATTGACGTTTTGTACTGTAAAGTCTGTGTTCAGGGTTATCGCTGACACTTCACTGTTGTCATAAAAATACTGAGTATAATTGCTGTGTGTTAGTTTCTGCGGAGTGTAACTGGCTGTGTGTGCCACTGTGATTGTGGGCGTGTAAGGAAATACCACACCTATGCGTTTGGTTCCACCTAGACCGGTTATTTGTCCCAGAGCCGCACCAATTGGGTTGTCTGAACCACCACCGCTTTCAGTGACCAACGGACTCATGAGTGCATTTCCCTGTGGGTCATTGTAAAAATACTTGCTGTTGGGAGCCAGGCTTACTCGCACACGCCAATCTGAGCTGGCATTGGGAAATGATGGAAAAACAAATCTGGGTGCAGGACCCACGGTTCTTGAACTGTATCTAAACATGTCTGCAGTATTTTGACGTGTGCTCATGCCATTGGGCGCCAGACCCACAGCACCGGTCAAACCATTGCTGATGTTTTGCCCCAGTTGTGAACCAAACGACTGCTGTGAGCCATTGAGTGGACTTCCTGGTAATTGTGCGTTGGACAAGACTGGCATGTGATTTCCTGTGTTATACAGTATTTATTGACATCATTAACGGCGCAGATAATGTTTTTAGTTTTTCAAAATTAGGTTGACACAGACAAATTAAATATGTTAGTATGTGCTAACTTTAAAGGAACTAAAGGTGCGCCATAATTATCTCAACAACAAAGACATTCTCAAAGAAATACACAAAAGCAAGACAACCTACTGTTCATATCCCAATCCACAGGATGCAGACTATGACATTATCTTGCCCGATGTGAGCAAAATAAACAAAAAGAATATCATGCAGGGACGGCGCAATCGAGCTGAACGCCTGGCCAAATTGGCGCATGAAGCAGCCACTGTGGATGGCGTCAAACGCCGATTAGATGAATTTGAGATCAAACTCAAAGATGTCAAAGATTCTGACGTGGTATTTAGAGTCATGACCTGGGATCATATTCCCATTGACGATGTCAAAAGTCGCAAGGCTGCTATCAAGGCCTTGGAAGAGGAAGAAGGTACTATTCCGCATTCGGAATACGACGACGATGAATTGGACTTGGCTGGTAATACCAAATATGTAAAATGCAACTTTCCGCCGTTTCAACACTTCCGAGTCAACGAAGCTGTAGAACCGGTGTGTGTGGGCAAGAGTCACTGGAAAGGTGATTTAGAAAAAGGCGCATTCACTCGCGAACATGGAAAAATGACCCCCAAGTTGGCCAACATGTTTATCAAGTTGTGCGAACGCTATGCCACAAGATCAAACTGGCGTGGCTACACCTACAACGATGAAATGCGTAGCCAAGCATTACTACAGTTAAGTCAAATTGGTCTACAGTTTGATGAAGCCAAGAGTCAAAATCCCTTTGCTTATTACACTGCTGCCATAACCAATTCGTTTACTCGGGTGCTCAACATTGAAAAACGCAATCAGAATCTGCGTGATGACATACTAGAAATGAACAACCTGACTCCCAGTTACACACGTCAAGGCATGAAAATCAGCACCGGAGGTAGTGATGGCGGCTACGACGATTGAGCAAATCCTCAGTTGATATTAACCACATAATCCTGTATACTTGAAACTATGACCAACCTTTTCAAAAAGGCTGCGGTGTTCACAGACATACACTTTGGACTCAAAAGCAACAGCCAACTACACAACGAAGACTGTCTTAATTTTGTAAAATGGGCCACTGCCCGGGCAAAAGAAAACGGTTGCGAAACCGCCATGTTCCTGGGTGACTGGCACAACAATCGTGCGTCCATCAACATTGTCACGCTCAACTACAGCCTCCGAGCCCTGGAGCATCTAAATGAAAACTTTGAGCAGACTTTCTTTATTCCTGGAAATCATGATTTGTATTATCGCGACAAGCGAGATGTACAGAGTGTGGAATGGGCCAAGCACCTTAGTAGAATACATATCTGTAACGACTGGACCACTCATGGCGACGTTACTATTGCGCCGTGGTTGGTGGGAGACGACTTTAAGCGTCTAAAGAAACTCAAAGGCAAGTACATGTTTGGACACTTCGAGTTGCCCGGATATTTGATGAATGCCATGGTGGCCATGCCCGATCATGGTGAAGTAGATCCCAAAAACGATTTGAAAGGGTTTGAGCATGTGTTCTCTGGGCACTTCCACAAGCGCCAGACCAAGGGCAACATCACTTACCTGGGCAACTGTTTCCCGCACAACTATGCCGATGCCGGCGACGATGATCGCGGACTCATGATCCTGGAGTGGGGCAAAGATCCTGTGTATCATGCCTGGCCCGACCAACCTATATATCGTGTGTTCCAACTTAGTGATGTGCTCAAACACACCGAAGTCATGCTTCGACCCAACATGCATGTGCGTGTAAATCTGGACATTGACATCAGCTACGAAGAAGCCACATTTATCAAAGAAACATTTATTGACACATACAAACTAAGAGAAATTACCTTGATTCCGGCCAAGGTAACCGACCTTACCGAATACGAAATACAAGGCAACATAGCATTTGAGTCAGTGGATCAAATTGTGTTTGGTCAATTGAATTCGATTGAAAGCGAACAGTTTAATAAAAATCTCCTGTTGGATATTTATAGAAATCTATGACCCTGGATGAAGCCAAATCAAGTCTACTGCTACAATACCAAATCGATCATTTCATTGATTTAAAACAATTTGAGCCAGATCTCAAAGGGCAGTTATACAACTGTTTGCGTAAGATTCGCAAGGAATCTTTTACCGATCAGGAACGTATAGTGTTTGTTGCACAACGACCCTTGATCAAATCTTATGCCGACCAACCACACGATGTTATTTCCATGCTGGAGCAAAACATACAGCACCACGATATTGCACATTTTTTTCTCATAGTGTTGTCCAACATAGATACCATTGCGGAAGAATTAGAATATGTGCGTGCCAAATACAATCCGCAGGAAAATATACCAATGGCACACATATTGGCGCATGAATAAAGTATTTCCCATACACAACCAATCTGCTTGTTTGTTAAAATGGGCCTGGAGTACCATCTACTTTAATAGTGGAACCACAGCCAGCTGTCATCGCACACAAAAATATGCTATTGCCCCGAATAACTTTGATCTGTTTCATAATTTACCGGACAAAATTGCGGCCAGGAATCACATGCAACATGGAATATGGCCTGGTGCCGGGTGCGAATATTGTAAAAAAGTCGAAGATGCGGACGGACTAAGTGATAGACAAAGCACTTTACAGCAAGACAATGGGTGGCTGGTTCCGCCTGAGCTTGTCACAGACTCAACTGCCACTGCTGTTACTCCTACCATACTAGAAGTTTATTTTAAAAATACCTGCAACATGAAGTGTGTTTACTGTGGCCCACATCATAGTAGCCTGTGGGAAGAAGAAAATAGAAAATTTGACAGTTCATTTCACAATAGAACATTTGATATCAAACAGGCGCAACACAATGATCATTATGATCAAATGGTTGCAGATTTATGGAAGTACCTGGACAAAAATGATCGATACAAAAATATCAAACGATATCATATCTTGGGTGGCGAACCATTCTTAATGAGTGAGTTAGACGACAGCATCGAGTTTTGGCGCACTCATCCCAACCCTGATTTAATTTTTAGCATAATAACCAACTTGAACATACCTACCATAAGATTTGAACGGTATCTCTCACAGTTTAGAAAATTGGTGCTGTCCAACAAGATTTGGAAATTGCAAATCACCGCAAGCCTGGATTGCTGGGACAGTGAACAAGAATATGTACGATACGGGTTAGATTTACAACAGTGGCAACAAAACTTTGAGCTTTTGTTGAATCAGCCCTGGATTTCTGTCAGCATCAATAGTGCCGTATCTGCGTTGACCATCAAATCCTTGCCCAAGTTGTTGCAACGTATCAATGAGTGGAACACTCAACAAACAGCAACAGCCACGTGGTTTCAACGTGAGTGGGTGGCCGAACCTATTGTTCACAGTTTTAACACATCAGCCGAGTTTGATAATCCATATTTCTTTGATGGTGCTGTATTTGCCAAAGACTTTGAGCGTATACTGGCGTTGATGCCGCAAGACAACACAGTGCAACAAGCTCAACATCGAGCCATGCAAGGAATTGCGACCACAAGTTTGTCATCCAAGAACAACACAGATCAAATCAATAAATTAAAACAATATCTCACAATGCTGGACCAACGACGCAACACACATTGGCCTAGCCATTTTGCTTGGCTTGATCAAGACTTTAGTGTATAATAAGAACCTATGTTTAAAATAAAAGACCTTACTGTTAAAAACTTCATGAGTGTGGGCAACACCACACAAGCCGTGGACTTTGATCGCAAGGACCTGACCTTGGTCCTGGGCGAAAACTTGGATCTGGGTGGTGACGACTCGGGTGCCAGAAACGGCACAGGCAAAACCACCATAATCAATGCTCTCAGTTATGCTTTATACGGCACGGCCTTGACCAACATCAAGAAAGACAACCTGATCAACAAGGCCAATCAAAAGAACATGATGACCACCATTGACTTTGAAAAAGATGGTATCACTTATCGCATTGAACGCGGTCGTAAACCCAATGTGATGAAATTTTTTGTGGGTGATGCCGAGCAGGAAATCACCGATGACGCCCAAGGTGATTCAAGAGAAACACAGGCCGAAATAGAACGCATGCTGGGCATGACGCACGACATGTTCAAACACATCGTAGCTCTCAACACCTATACTGAACCATTCCTGGCACTCAAGGCCAATGACCAGCGTAGCATCATTGAACAACTGCTGGGCATTACCTTGCTGAGCGAAAAAGCAGATCGACTAAAAGAAGCAAATAAAAACACCAAAGATGCCATAACCAAAGAAGAGTTCAGGATCAAGGCTGTGGGTGATGCCAACCGGCGAATCGAAGAACAAATAGAAAGTCTCAAACGCAGACAAACACTCTGGAATACCAAACATGAAGAAGAGATTGCAAAAATACAGGCGGGACTCCAAGAACTACAGAGAATCGACATCGAGGCCGAGATTCAGGCACACCAAGCACTCAAGAATTGGGATCAGCTCCGCAAGGACCTCAATGAGCTTTCGTCGGCGATTGGTCGCACGAAACTGGACCTGGGTCGCGAAGAAAAAGCCGTTGAACGCTTATCAAAGGATATCGTGGCGTTGGAAAATCATACGTGCTCCACTTGCGGGCAAGAGTTCCATGACTCGAAGCACCAACAGGTCTTGGGATCAAAGCAGAGAGAATTGGCGGGAGCAAAATCGAATCAGGAATCGCATGCTGCCCTCTTGGCTGAACTACAGTCGGCTCAGCTGGGGCTGGGCGACCTGGGCCTAAAACCCCAGACATTTTATCCTACAGAATCCGATGCCATACACCATCAGGCCACTGTGACCAATTTGGAAAAACAGCTGGTATCGAAACAGGCCGAACAAGATCCTTACACTGAACAAATAGCAGAAATGCAGGAAAAAGGTGTGGAAGAAATCAGCTACGATGTCATGAACGAACTGACCAATCTTAGAGAGCACCAAGAGTTTTTGTTAAAGCTACTAACAAATAAAGATAGTTTTATTCGTAAACGCATCATCGATCAGAACCTAAGTTATTTAAATGCCCGCTTGGGACAGTACCTGGACCGTATTGGCTTACCACACACCGTTAAGTTCAACAATGATCTTAGCGTAAGCATCACGGAACTGGGAAGAGATTTAGACTTTGACAACTTATCTCGTGGAGAACGCAACCGCTTAATTTTGTCCTTGAGCTGGAGCTTTAGAGATGTTTGGGAAAGTTTATATCAGCCTATCAACTTGTTGTTTATCGACGAGTTAGTTGACAGTGGTATGGATAGTTCAGGAGTGGAAAACGCCCTGGCTATCCTGAAAAAGATGAGTCGCGAAAGCAACAAGAGTATTTGGTTGGTTTCACACAAGGATGAACTGGCAGGACGGGTGAACAATACCTTGCACGTGGTCAAAGAAAATGGCTTTACCAGTTACAACACAGATGTTGAAATCGTATAAAGTCCTACATATCGAACCCACAGATGTGTGTCAGGCCGCGTGTCCGTTGTGTGCTCGAGAAACTGATGTTGCATTTAATAAGAGCCGGCAACATCATTTGACTGTGGAACAAATCAAAGATTGTTTTTCAGAAGATGTTATTCACAGTCTAGACAAAATGTTCATGTGTGGCAACTACGGTGACCCTGCTGCCGGGCGCCATACTTTAGAAATATACAGATACTTTAGGTCTATCAATCCTGGCGTAGTGTTGGGCATGAATACCAACGGTGCGGTACAAGGTGCCCATTGGTGGAGTGAACTAGCTGGCATACTCAATCAGCCTCGAGACTATGTGGTGTTTAGCATAGACGGATTAGAAGATACCAATCATATATACAGAAAAAATGTAAATTGGAATAGTATTATGGTTAATACTCAAGCGTTCATTGATGCAGGCGGGAGTGCCCACTGGGATATGCTGGTGTATAAACATAACCAACATCAAGTTGATGCCTGCGAACAAATAGCACGTGACATGGGCTTTAAATGGTTTCGTGCCAAGGTCAGCAAGCGACCATATATTAACGGATTAGAGTTTCCTGTGGGCTGGCAAAATCCTGTGCAAGAGTCTGGTGATATTCAATGTATTGCCATAAAAGATTCAAGTGTTTATATAGATGCACAAGGCCGAGTAAGTGCGTGTTGCTGGTTGGGCAGTACGCAAACAGACTTTATTACCTTAGAGCAAGCACAGGCAACCTGGGCAACTGATCCACATCCTACTTGCCGTGCCACCTGTTCCGGCGTTAATAACAGTTTCACCAATCAGTGGCAACGTGAGGTAGAGTTATGTTAGCTACCTGGCACTTTCACATTGAAATAAGCTCAAAGTGTACCTTGCGTTGCCCTCGTTGTGCTAGACAAGAGGTCCCCGACACGTTGGTAAACACCGAACTAGACTTGGTGTTTTTTAAAAGAAACTTTACCGCAGAGTTTATTCTTGCAAATGTAGAAAAAATTACATTTTGTGGCGACGATGGTGATCCCATATATGCACACGATCTTATTCCCGTGATACAATATATCAAAAGTGTTAAACCTGTAGAAATTGTCGTTATCACCAATGGATCGCACAAACGAGAAACGTGGTGGTCAGAGCTGGGTAGTGTGCTAGACGACACTGACTCTGTACATTTTAGTATAGACGGTTGGGACAATGCCAGCAATAACTTGTATCGTGTCAACAGCGACTTTGACAGTATCATTAAAGGTATTGTGGGATTACGTCGCACAAGTACATGCCGGCTGGTTTGGGCCGCTATTGCATTTAAGTTCAATGAAGATCGACTTGACCACATGCAGTCAATGGCTCAACAGTTAAACATGGATACATTCCAGGTAACTCGTAGCACCAAGTTTGGTAGTGTGTATCCGGGATATGGTATCAATGATGCCCTAGAGCCCAGTGCTAAGTATGTTAGCAAGACACAGCGATTTGAACGAGAAGTCGTTGCTCTTACACAGAGAAAAGTGTACACTGAGCACAAGATTAATATCGACCTGTACAATCAAGTCCGAAGCAACGCAGAGATTGTGCCATTATGTGAAATAGGCAATAAAGGTTTGTATATAGATGCACAGGGAAGATTATTTCCGTGTTGCTGGGTAGCCAACAGATACAGCCACAATACCGAATGGCAGGAGTTGGCCAATAAATTTAATTTAACACAACGTACACTGACAGAAGTAGTAGCAGATCCTTTTTGGGAAGCAGAGTTTAAACAGTTTCAATGGCAAGAGTGTAGGACCAAATGTGCAAAAGCCGTGGTAAATCAAGACTACGCCACAAGTTGGTAACAAAGAGATAACTACTATGCATGTCATGGATTCACGAACAATCACTAGTAGAAACACTACCCGAAGACTGTGTTGGTTTTGTGTATTTGATAACAAACAAACTGACCGGTAGGAAGTATATTGGCAAAAAATTAGCAAAGTTTAGCCGGACCACTTACCGAATGGTCAAACTAAAAAATGGTAAAAAGAAACGCAAAAAGATTCGTGGTAAAATAAATTCAGATTGGCAAACATATTATGGTTCCAGTCCAGAGTTGACAAAGGATGTGGTTGCATTGGGTATTGACAACTTTACACGTGAGATATTATATTACTGTAAAAGCAAATCAGAATGCAGTTACATTGAAGCGAGAGAACAATTTGCTCGCAGAGTTTTAGAAACTGAAGATTATTATAACGGACACATACAGGTCCGTGTACATGGCTCACACATTATCAACAAGATTTAGCATACCCGACTCAAAGTCATTCTGCAATAAACACAAAGTTATACTCTTATTATGGAATCGCACTCTGTTTGGTCGAGGTAGCTCGACTCCCGTTGCGTAATGGTGAGATACCCATTGTAGATGTTCTCGGGTGTGCAAGGCAAATGCTAACTTAAGGCAAAAAATGGTCGGGGCCATGTGAAAAAGATACAACCCCAGCTTATAGGACTTGGATTTATCGTCGGGTCACTAGGGTTCCGTTGATATGTGAAGCTAGAGTAAGGGGTACCGGTCAACCGCCTCTGCGTAGGAAACTACAATCTCTTTATGATAAATGACTGCTGTCACTCAGATGATGCTCTCAAACTTTCACCGTTTATACGGTGAATTGTGACCACATAATCTAGATGATACGAAAAACAAACAAATAAAAAAATGTTGTTGAGCGATAGCGAAAACAACAGACTAACGAAGTTAGTCTTAGAAGAATGGCATTCCAGACTCTTTGGTAGTTTCCATGTTGTCTTTGATTATGTCACCAATAATCTGTCTTTCAGTTTGGCTCAGCATGATGGCTTCTTCGTAGCTGAGTCCACCACGCATGTACCAACAAAATCTTAGAGCCTCTCTTTTTACGGCTTTTGTCTCTTTGTCCAAACTTTCCAAGTATTGAACCACCTGCTCACGGTCTAGAGCCAAAAGCCTTAGGCGAAAAAATTAGCGTAGTCAAACGTGACCGGCACGTCGTATTCTTTCTGACAACCACGGCAAGCAAACTTGATGGGTCGGAGTTCGGCTGCAGTGCCCAGTTCTTTGAGTCGGTCTTGTATCTGCCGCATGATTTTGAAATCAGCTTGATTGTAAAATTCTGCGATAAATGCATTTTCTGCAACCTGTGTGCCGTCTTCGGTGGTGATGCTTTCGGTGCTGTTGACACAGATTTCAATGTTGAGATTGATTAGGCGTTGCAGATATGCATCTGTGGTGACTTTTTTGTCGTCATCAGAGATGTTGTCGTCGTTGACTGTGCGTAAGATCTGCTGTTCAGTAAAAGTGATCTGATTGGCATGATTGACCTGTTGATAACTCTGTGGGCGTATTTTGATGCTAAGACCATCTACCTCAATTGTTGTGTTGTAGTCCGGACAGGTCAAGGAGCCTACCAGATTTCCCAGATCCATGGCAAAACTGCTTTCTTCCCGACACTCGGGGCAAACAGTATCGAGGTCCATTTGGTTTCCGTAGCTGGCTATCCTGATGTTGAGCAATACTGCATCAGCATCTATGCTGGGCATGCGCCAGGCATCTTTGATGTTGGGGCAACAACTGTGGATCACATCAACCACGCCTTGCCCGTTGAGCAAGGCATCGGGTGTGCGTATGGTAATTTCGTCTCGAGCCGTCATTGGGTACACAGGTATTTCTCCGGATGCAGGTAATTCTAGCGTGCCTTCGGGCCAAAATTTGCCTTCGCTGGGCAATTTCATGTAAATTGCTGGCTGTCTGAAATGTTTGGACAACGGGTTTGCTGGTTTTTGATCCATGTTTTTTATCCCATAAATATAGTTGAATGTACACATATTTACCGGTAGAAAACCATGGCAGATAATAACGAAGAAAGCATACGTCGCGAAACTGAAGCACGCGAAGCTGCGACCAAAAGCACTGTAAACACTACCAAGCAGTTGGCTGATGCTTTTGAAGATCTGATTGATCGTAATAAAAGCGCCAAGGAAAAATTTGACAGACTCAACCGAGAACTAGATACCGGTAAAAAACGTCTGGTGGACATTGGCCCTGCCCTAGAAGATCTGCAGGAAAGCATTGAAAAAACTGCAGATGCTGGAGAACGAGCTCAACTGCAAGCTCAACTTGAACAGAAACAACAAGCAGCCAGCCGTGAACAGTATAGACGCATGGTAGTTGACAGCGGTGCTGCTATATTAGCAGCAGCTGGTAACTTTGGTGTTAATCTTACCAAGAGTGTGCTGACCAGTTATCAAAGTAACGCCAGTGCATTTCAAACTGCTGGTGATCTTGTCAATGTTGGCATAGACAGCGCCTCACAGGGATTCAAGGGCATAGCCAATGCTGCGTCGGTGGCCGGTGGCGGTCTCATGTTCCTGGGACCTAAGGGTGTGGCAGCCGGCTTGGCCCTGCAGGGCCTGGCAGTTGGTATCAATTTCCTTACTGATAAATTCTCAGATCTGGCCAAGTTTGGTATCAACGTTGCAGTCAAAGAATTAGAAACACAGACCAAGGCCTTTGCAGCTGCCAGTGCAGTGGGAGCCTTGTTCAGTCAAGGCATGGGCGAAATGCGTCGCACCGCAACTCTAGCGGGACTCACACAAGAACAGTTTGCTAAAGTCACATCAGAAAATGCTGAAACTTTTGCTCGATTTGGTGGCACAGTGGGTCTTGGTGCACAGAGGTTTGCTCAAATTAGCAAAGAGATGGGCAAATATCAAACTGGTCTGATCAAACTGGGTTACAGCATAGAAGAAATTGCCGACGGCACAGCACAGTTCATGTCCCTGCAGGCCGCATCCGGGCGAGGTCAACGCACAGATTATGCTAATCTTGCCAAAGAGACCGAAGCGTACCTAACCAATCTAAGAGTTATCTCGGCCTTTACTGGTGAAGACGCCAAAAAAGCACAGGCCAGAGCTAGAGAGGCCAGCACACAATTGGCCATTGATCAGCGAATAAGAACCATGGAAGCCCAGGGAGACACTGAAGCAAGACAGCGTTTTGAAGATCAAGTCAAGTTGTTGCCCGAGCCACTGAAAAAAGCATTCCAGCAAATGTTTGAATTTGGTACCATAACAGATCCAGCTCTGGCTGCTGCCGTGATGAACAATCGTGAAGCCATGGAACTGTTGACTTTATCAGTTCAAAATGCCAAAGATAAAAATGTCAGCGCCGCTGAAGCAGTGGCCAGATTCCAACAAAATCAAAACAGGCTACAAGAATCTGCTTTTAAAAACAATAAAGATTTTAATACAGCATTGGGTCAAAGTACATTAGGTATTGGTGCCAATGCAGAAATTACAGCGGTTGCTGCTGCATCTAACGAGTTGTTTAAGAAACGTATGGATTTGAGTGCCAGAACTGCCACAGAAACAGCCGACGATCAAAAGAAGACTTCTGATACACTCAGTGTAGCCACAGCAGATGCTGTAAAATCCATGCAGGATCTGAGAATACAGATACAAGAAAAACTCACCGGCGCTATCACAAATTTTGCGAACTTTATTCCAGATATTATCAAGGGCATAGATGATGCACTACGAAAAGCTGGAATTTTTCTCACAAAATCGGGCACAGGTGATACAAATACAGGCATTCCAGGAACCAATATAGAATTTGGCGGCGGAGGCGAGACAGGTGCCAAAGCCACCCCGGGAACTGATACTGAAATCATGGCCGCTCGTAGATCAGTGGCTAAACAACAAGTAGCTGATCTTGGAACTAAAGGACTCAAGCTCAAAAGTGAAGAAGCCGTAGCCGGTGGACCAGTTACCACGCCACTGATGGAACTGGCCTATCTGATTCAAAACAACTTAGGCGCTAATCTCAAATATTTCAGTGGTCTCAATGACACCGGAAGAGATGCTAATTCCAAGCACAAATCTGGTACAGCACTGGATGTGGTTCTGACCGATCCTCTCAAGTATGAAAGCACTTTGGCAATGATCAAAGATTTGCCTGGAGTTTCTTTTGCACAGTTTGAGCAAAAAGGGCAAAAGAATGCCAATGGTAGTGTGGCCACAGGCGATCACATACACGCCGAAGTCAAAGCTGCACAAGGTGCCATCATATCGGCCAGCACAGGTGGCACCAATGTAACAGTAGGCGAAGGTGGCGCCAGCGAAGTGATTGCACCACTCAAAAACGGACGCTTGCCCGGCATGGATGAAATGATCGAACGACTAGATCAAATGATTTTGGTTATGAAAGATCACAGAGACACTTCGGAAAAGATCTTCAACGCTACAGCCTAACAGGCTATAAATACAGCATACGAGAGAAAACATATGGCCGGTTGGAAAAAGTATTTCAAGACAAGTAACTTACCCAGTAACGTAAGCCCTCTAGGCGGCGGTCGTGCCCCAGATCCGGGTTTCCGCAACTATCAAAGCCAGTTGCCCGAAGTCTATACCGGCCAACCCAATCGTGTTGAACGCTACAATCAGTATGAGCAAATGGACATGGACTCAGAAGTCAATGCGGCCTTGGATATCCTAGCTGAGTTTTGCACTCAAAAGAATGCAGAAAATCACACATCATTCACCATCAAGTTCAAAGAATCTCCGTCGGACAACGAAGTAAAAATCATCAAAGAGCAACTACAACAGTGGGTGGCTCTCAACGACTTCAATCAACGCATGTTCAAAATAGTACGCAACGTGCTCAAATACGGAGACCAGGTTTTTATCCGTGACCCAGAAAACTTCAAGTTGTACTGGACAGAAATGAGCAAGGTCACCAAGGTCATTGTCAACGAAGGCGAAGGCAAAAAGCCCGAGCAGTACCTGATCAAAGATATCAATCCCAACTTCCAAAATTTAACTGTGACCGCAGTGGCCACATCGGACACCTACATGAATCACCCACAGGTGGGCGGACCGTCGGGCAGTTACACACAACCACAGAGTCCGTTTGGTGGTGGTAGTCGTTTTAGTCACGCTCAAAACGAAGCTGCTGTCAATGCTGAACATGTCATGCACATCAGTCTAACCGAGGGCCTGGATGTGTATTGGCCATTCGGCAACTCAGTGCTGGAAAACATTTTTAAAGTGTTCAAGCAAAAAGAACTGCTCGAGGACTCAATCATTATCTATCGTGTACAACGTGCTCCGGAACGTAGAATTTTCAAGATTGACGTGGGCAACATGCCCACACACATGGCCATGGCCTTTGTGGAACGTATCAAAAACGAAATACATCAGCGCCGTATTCCCACACAATCGGGTGGCGGCAACAACATGATGGATGCCACCTACAATCCACTCAGCACCAACGAAGACTACTTTTTCCCAACCACAGCAGATGGTCGCGGAAGCAGCGTGGACGTGTTGCCCGGCGGTCAAAACCTAGGCGAAATCACCGACCTACGTTTCTTTACCAACAAACTATTCCGAGGACTGCGTATTCCCAGCAGTTACTTGCCTACCACTGCTGAAGATGGCAGCCAATCTTACAACGATGGTCGCGTGGGCACAGCCTTGATCCAAGAATGGCGGTTTAACCAGTACTGTCAACGTTTGCAGGGCATGATTGCTGACAAAATGGATTCGGAGTTTAAATTATTCATGCGTTGGAGAGGTTTCAACATCGACGGCAGTCTGTTTGATCTGGCATTCAACGAGCCACAAAACTTTGCACAGTATCGTCAAGCCGACATTGATGCGGCTCGCATTGCCACATTCACGCAACTGGAACAGTATCCATATCTCAGCAAACGATATCTGATGAAACGATATCTGGGCATGACCGAAGCAGAGATTGCTGAAAATGAAAGTGCCTGGGCTGAAGAACGCGGCGACACCGAATTGGCACAGGCCGAAGCACCTGGTTTGCGTGGCGTGGGCATCAGTCCTGGCGGTTTGGCTTCTGACTTAGAGGGGCTAGGACCCGAACCCACAGCTGGAGCACCCGCGGGTGGCCCAGAAATGGCCGGCAGTGCTGCAGGTCCTGGGGCCGCTCCGGTACCCGGTACTGCTGCTCCAGCACTTTGATCTCATAAAGGTTAAATACTAGCATGATCATCACAGAATTATTTGACCCAGCACCGCATGGATATCAGGACCAAAAGAGCGATAATAGCACTCTTAAAATGTCTGATAGTCGTAAAACTCGCTTGACTTTGGCACACTTGAATCAGCTGAGACAGGCACATGATGTGCGTAAATTAGAGCATGAAAAGAAATTAAAAGCAGTAAGCAAACAATATCAACCTGCGCCTGAAGCCGGTGCTGCCCCGCTTGGCCTATAATTATCAGGTCAAAATCCTTCAAAAACTACCCATTTAACCCTGAAAACTGCGTATATTTGTAAATACTCTTACAAAGCCACTTTTTAAGGAGTTCTTATGAACAAGTTTGAGAAATTAATTGAGTACATCATCAATGATGAAGACCAAAAAGCACGTGAGTTGTTTCACGACATCGTAGTAGAAAAAAGCCGCGACATTTACGAAAGTATCATGGACGAAGAGCAGGTTGAAGAAACCATGCAGGGTCCTGTTGAAGGCGAGCAAGTAGAAGCCATGGTTGACGAAATCAGCCAGGAAGAAGCTGTTGGCGAAGGCGACGAAGAAGGTGATCAAGAGTTTGATCTTGACCCAGACAGCGATCAAGACGACGGCGAAATGACCGGAGATTTGCCAGCTGATGACATGGTGCCGATGGGCGGCGAAGAATCCGACGAAGAAAAGATTATGAGCATAGACGCCAAATTGGACGAGTTATTGGCCAAGTTTGATGAAATCATGGGCGACAAGGCCGGTGATGACATGGGCGGTGATGACATGGGTGCCAAACTGCCAGAAATGGGCATGATGGAAGCAGCCGACGAAGATGAAGAAGACTGCGATGACGAAGAAGACAAGGAAAAAGAAGAGAAGAAAGATGAGCCAAAAAGCGAATCCAAAGCTCCTCGCAAATCCACATCTACTTCTGAACTGATGCGTGAATATGTAGACCGCATTGGCGACATCTACGGTGGTGCAGGTGATGCCGCTGAAGGTGACGCTGTAGGTGCAACAGGCAAAAAGACCGGTGTAAATGCCAAGTCTATCACAGGTCCTGGTGCTGATTTTGGTGGCAGTACTGCCAGTAGCAAAGGTGGCGAGCAAAACCAAGACGGTAACTCTGCTCCAAGCACAGACAAACCACAAGATATCAAATCTGGTAACATCAATGTACCAGGCGGCAAAGCAGGTAATGCATTCAAGACCAAAGAAGCCGCAAAAACAGGCGAAGGTTCGACTACAGACGGTTCAGTGCCTGTAAGCGACAAGAGCCCAGTTCGTAAATAATTAGGAACTACAAATGGCTTTGTACCTAAAAGAGAATCTTACGTTTGATCGGGCAGGTATCATTGTTGAAACTGTTGACGAAGGCGGTAACAAGACTCTCAAAATGGAGGGTATATTCATAGAAGGCGGAGTAAAGAACGCCAACGAACGAGTATACCCTGTCCATGAAATTGAAAAAGCCGTTGGTACCATCAACAAACAAATCAATGAAGGTTATTCTGTGTTGGGCGAAGTTGACCATCCAGATGACTTGAAAATTAATCTAGACCGCGTAAGCCACATGATTGAAAAAATGTGGATGGATGGACCTACCGGACGTGGAAAATTAAAGGTATTACCAACCCCAATGGGCAAACTAGTGGAAGCCATGATCACATCAGGCGTCAAACTGGGTGTAAGCTCACGTGGAAGCGGTAATGTCAACGAAGGAAGTGGACACGTTAGTGAATTTGAAATCATTACCGTAGACATTGTAGCACAACCTAGTGCACCTCATGCATATCCCAAGGCCATCTATGAAGGTCTTATGAACATGCGTGGTGGTATGCAGGTATTTGAAACGGCACGTGAAGCCGCTCAAGATCAAAAAGTACAGAAGTACCTTGAAGAAGGCATTAAACGCCTGATCAAAGATTTGAAACTATAGGAGAAATATCCAATGTTAGATGCTATCAAACCATTGTTGGATAACGGAATCATCAATGAAGAAACCAAGACAGCTATTGCTGAAGCTTGGGAATCACGCATTGTTGAAGCCAAAGAACAAGTTCGTGCAGAATTACGCGAGGAATTTGCTCAACGTTATCAACATGATAAGGCAGTAATGGTTGAAGCTCTAGACAAAATGGTAACAGAGTCTCTCACTGCTGAACTCTCTGAGTTTGCAGACGAAAAACGACAATTAGCAGAAGACCGTGTTGCATTCAAGCAACAGATGGTCGAAAGTGCAGGCAAGTTCAACGATTTCATGGTTACTAAACTAGCCGAAGAAATCAAAGAACTGCGCCAAGATCGTAAAACATACGAGTCGGCAATTGCCAAACTCGAACAGTTTACAATCCATGCATTGGCAGAAGAAATCAAAGAATTTGAACAAGACAAACAAGCGGTTGTTGAAACCAAAGTTCGTTTAGTTACTGAAGGCAAAGCCAAACTGGCCGAGCTACAGAAGAAATTTGTTGAGCAATCAGCCGCTGCAGTAAAAGAGGCCGTAACCAGTTCGTTAGAGTCAGAATTGACTCAACTAAAAGAAGACATCCAAGTTGCTCGCGAGAACATGTTTGGTCGTCGTCTGTATGAAGCATTCGCCAGCGAGTTTGCTGTTACTCACCTCAATGAGAACAAGCAGATCCGTGAGTTACAATCCACAGTGGACATGGTAACTGAGAAGTTGTCTGAAGCAGTCCAGGCAATTGAAAACAAGAAGGCTTTGGTTGAATCAAAGGAAAAAGAAATTCGTATTATCAAAGAAACAGCAGAACGCAAAGAACGTGTTGCAGAAATGTTGAAACCTTTGAACAAAGAGAAGGCCGCAATCATGCGTGACCTACTTGAAAGTGTGCAGACTGATAAGCTACAGTCCGCATATGAAAAGTATCTACCAGCTGTACTAAATAACACACCAGTGGCCAAGCCAGCAACCGAAAAAGTTGCTCTAACCGAGAGTCGTGTTGTTGAAGTAACTGGTGATAAAACTGCTAAAACTGCCGTTGAGTCTCAACAAGCAAAAGATGTAATGTCTAATGTTTTTGAAATGAAACGTTTAGCAGGGCTTAATTAAACCCTAAAAGGAAAGAGGAAATATTATGACACAAGCATTATTAGAAAGCCGTTGGGGCGAGACCAAAGATGCCCTGCTAGAAGGCCTACAAGGTTCCAAGCGAACCACAATGGGTGTAATCCTTGAGAATACACGCAAAATGTTGGCAGAAAGTGCAACCGCTGGTGCAACACAAGCTGGTAACGTAGCAACACTTAACCGTGTGATTCTACCTGTTATCCGTCGTGTTATGCCAACAGTTATTGCTAACGAAATCGTTGGTGTACAACCAATGACAGGTCCTGTTGCTCAGATCCATACACTACGTGTTCGCTATGCTGACACAGTAAGTGATAGTTCTAGCTATAGTACCAGCACAACAGCAGGTGATGAGGCTCTAAGCCCATTCAAGATTGCTGTTGCATATTCTGGTAGCAACACAACAGGTCAAGGTAACGCAACATCATCTGCTGAAGGTACAGCAGGTAACAAGATCAACGTACAGATCTTGAAGCAAGTTGTTGAAGCCAAAACACGTAAGTTAAGTGCTCGTTGGACATTTGAAGCTGCACAAGACGCACAGTCTATGCATGGTTTGGATGTTGAGGCAGAAATTATGGCTGCCCTGGCACAAGAAATCACTGTAGAGATCGATCAAGAAATTCTTGGTAGTCTACGTGCTCTTGCCGCTACTGACGCTGCATACGACCAAGCTGCCGTTTCTGGTACAGCCACATTCGTTGGTGACGAGCATGCCGCTTTGGCAGTTCAGATCAACCGTGTTGCTAACTTGATCGCTCAGCGTACACGTCGTGGTGCTGGTAACTGGGCTGTTGTAAGTCCAGCTGCATTGACAGTGCTACAAAGTGCTACAACTTCTGCATTTGCTCGTACAACAGAAGGCACATTTGAAGCTCCTACAAACACCAAGTTTGTTGGTACATTGAATGGCGCAATGAAAGTGTATGTTGATTCATATGCAAGCGACAGCCAAGCTGTTTTAGTTGGTTATAAGGGTTCAAGCGAGGCAGATGCTGCCGCGTTCTATTGCCCATATATCCCCCTAATGAGTTCTGGTGTTGTTCTAGATCCATCTACATTTGAACCAGTCGTATCGTTTATGACACGTTATGGTTATGTAGAGTTAACAAACACAGCGTCTTCGCTAGGTAATGCTGGTGACTATGTTGGTGAGATCTCTGTAGCAAACCTATCGTTCCAATAAAAAGGAACAAATCAACCCAGGGATGGGAAGGTTCAGAAAAGCACACTCCGGTGTGCTTTTTTGTTGGCTGACGTTTCTGCGTGATAAGTAAATGTGTAGCAACAGCTACAGCTCGTGTTTAACACACATACACACAAAGGAGGAAACCATGAGCAAAACACCTTACGAGATCCGTCTCGAACTTCTCAAAATGGCCAATGAAATCTTGATCACACCAGTGTTCCAGACACGTGAAGCCAAATTACAAGAATATCACAGCAAATTAACAGATGCCAATCGCGAAAGCCAGGCATTTCCAACCTTGCCAGATTTTCCGTCTAGTACAGACATTATAGCCAAGGCCGAAGAACTTAAACGGTTTGTAGACCAAGCATAATGGAAAGGCTCTTCGGAGCCTTTTTTGTTTAATAAGTAATAGTATGAAACAATTATTAGTGGCCTTTGGTGATTCGTGGACCTTTGGTAGTGAGTTAGACATTCCCAGAGAAGATCCTTGGCCAAAACATTTGGCAGATCAACTTGGTACAGAATACGTAAACATGGGAGTACCAGCCAGCAGCATTGGGCACACCACTGTGCAACTATTTGATTTTATAAAACAGTATCCTGATTTTAAATCACACAAACTTATTTTCATGGTTGGGCTTACTGCTCCATCTAGATATCTCAGTTATAACAATCAGGGCAAAGAATTTATAAACATAACATCGGAAGCACCATACAGCACCAGCAACATACATTTTTCAGGTCGTCCACCCGAATGTGTGATGCACATGCAAGACTACGCTCAGCTGACTTACAAGTATGTGGAAGACGGCTTATACAACGAATTTTTAGGAGTGCAGACAGTTTTTCAATTTCAACAATTTTGTTTTAACAACAACATAGATTGTCTGTTCTTCAGTTATTTTGGTAAATTGATCACAGACACGTACGGATACATGTTACGCAAAGATTTGATTTATCCAAACACAATCACTCATGCACTGACTGGACAAGAATATGACCTGCCGGGCATACGTGAACACAAATATTTTGTTGGCAAATTGTTTCATCCTAACATAGCAGGACATCAACAGATAGCACAAATACTCCATGACCAATACATACAAACCTACGGTTAACACTGTGGGCATTGAGGGAGATGACATACCCTATCATTTGAGTTTATTAGATCACGATGCTAACAGTTTTGACACTGACGTTTGTTTTTGGCCCTTGGTTGACCATTACAACGCACATGGACCTGATTGGCACAACACATACCTGAACCGTGCCAAATCCAGCCGTGCTGTGATTTTTTATGATCTAGTCAACACAGGAGATTACGAACACACCAAGTTCTGTGAATTTGTCAGCAACTTTGACCATCCACGCAAGATATATCTTACAGCAAATCAAAGTACGGAGTTAAAATTGGCCAATGTAGAAATTGTACCCTGGGATTTTATGTGGAACCGATACCGCAGTTATTATACAGAAACTGTTCCGTCTAATAGTCTGTATCTGCATCACTATGCCGGGCCCAAGGCCTATCAAATTCCCCAATTGGATTTTGACAAACAACGTGCCAGAAAGTTTTTGAGCATGACCGGACGAGAGTTTGGCTACAGAACCAATCTCTATGAAGCAGTCAAGGATTACAGCGAAGGATACGTGAGCAATCGCAACCGCGGCATTACCCTGGAAGGTCATCCTGTAACAGGAGCCTTTGAACCTGTGCCCAACACGTTTTACGAGGACAGCTATGTCAGCATTTACTGTGAAAGTAATTTTTTACGCACAGATCTTGTACACATCACAGAAAAAACCTATGAGCCCTTGACCAAAGGCCATGTGATCTTGCCGTTCAGCAATCCGGGAACCATACGTAGACTAAAGGCCATGGGATTTCAAATGCCTGACTTTGTGGACTACAGTTTTGACAGCATTAGTGATCCACACACAAGATTTAAGGCTGTGCTAGAACAATTCAAAAACCTCATGATGCAAAATTTGCCCAAATTGTACAAACAAAATCAATCGTTGTTTGAGCACAATCAGGCCTGTGTTAACAAGATTGGTTACGACCAAAGAATATTAAAACTGTATGACATTTAAATTTTATTCTGGCTTGACCTTTGAAGACAGCATTGATCACCGTCAAGCAGACTGGACACCAGACAATGTGTATACCTATAGACAGTGGTATGAAGAAGACATACAAGGACGTGATACTCTACTGATCATGGTAGGTGATAGCTGGACCTGGGGAGATCATTTGGGCTGTATAGACTGGAATGTGGCATCAAACGATCCGTGCCGACAGCAACAAATAGCCGGCCGCCACTTGTCTAACCTGTTGGGTGCTGACTGGGTGAACTTGGCCCGTCCGGGCTGTAGCAACTACTGGATGCTGGAAAAGTTACAAGACCTGGCACCGTACATTCAACAAGCTAACTACGAAAAGATTCATGTGGTAGTTACCTTGACTGAAGATCTCCGTGAAGCCGAATACACTCGTAGAATTAGAGTGGAAGAGCCTTATCAACAGATGTGGTCAGGCAGTGATACCATTGAAACATTTTTACGTCAGGTTGAAAACTATTTGTTTTTGAATTTGGAAACCTATTTCAAACAGCTACCTCGGGTGTCGGCACATATCAGTCGGGCATTTACAGATGTATGGCCCAGTAACTCGAGCCCTTTGT